GTCTACTGGGCCAGTACAGTTTACATATTACTGCAATTCTGCTTTGGGCGTCAACGCTTCTTTCAACATTCTGAAGAATGCGTCACGGCCAACTTGGATTTGATCGACATTGAACTTGGCACTCGCCAGTTTTCTGTCTAAATCCGCGACATGGTTGAGCAAAGTTTGTTGCTCAGGAGTCATGTCTTCAAATTGGTACTCTACGTCGTCAATAGTTACGGGGGTTGTTTTTTTCTCGCCCATAGTATTTCCTTTAATGTGCTGCCGAAATCAGGCGACAGCTTCCTGTTGTGCTTGGTAAGCCGCCACACATTCCGCAGTCCAGACTGTGTTGCAGATAGCAACGACATTAGCGGGAACGCCTGTCAGGTCTTGTGCGGGTGTGAGGCTTGAACGATGGTAGGTTTTGCTCAATTCGTTTCCATCTTCCATGATGCGTGTAGCCTCACGATACAGAACAATGCCGTTCTCGGTTACTGTGATTTGGTCAACGACTGTTTGTTTGGTAAGTGACATGATTTTCCTTTAAGTTAAGTGTCCGACTAAGTAATCCAACTTAGTTAATCTGTTATGTAAGAAAGTGAACCACCAATTTCAAATACTGATGTTGGCAAATTGGTTGCAGTTAAATCGGTTGCGCCACCATTGTTATTTATTTGAAGATTTATAGCTGTGCTACTTGAACCCACCCAACCGCCTACAGTTCCTGTTACTGAAGTTAGTGCTGTTGTTCTCATTGCTGGTGATGGTCTATAACCACTAAATGAAGCTGTGCTTGAAGATGCAAAAGGCAATCCAGTTAATGTGATAGTGCCACTAAGTGTGTTTTTTGTATTGCTATATATCCAAAAATTCACAGTAACCATTTTCCCAACTTTTACATAAATTCCATCTCTAGCTGTGTATGTTCCAGCACCACCGCCAGAACCAGTTAGTGACGGGGTAAAAGTCCCTTCCTCATAGTCATCTAGCGTATTAGCGTCTGATGATGCTGATTGAGTTGCGGGGAATGTGATGCCAGCACCGCTTGCAGATGGGGTTGCATTGCCAACTGAAATTGTTGTAACTGCTTGGACACCACCAGCCGCAGGGATTCTCATTCGCTCTGTGTTATTAGTAGAAAAGAACATTGGTGTGTTTTGAGGATTACGCAATCCTGTTTCACCACTTGTTCCGTATATGCGGAAATAGTCTGTTCCATTGATATTGAAGTATCCGTTTGCTACTGCACCAGCCGTGTTTGTTTGTACTCTGAAGTTTGCTTGCGCACTAGCACCTGACGCATCTTGCAAAAAGGTAGTTGAGCCATCAAACGTAAGCGCAGCAGACCCCGTCAGATTTCCACCAGTACCCGCATAGACAACCCGACCTGAAGTTAGTGATGTATCGGTTAAATCAGGGGTCGTGATCCCCGCTGTGCCGTCTAGTGTAATTGCCATGATTAGGCTCCTTCTGCGGGTTCGGGTGTATTGCCTTCAGCAAGCCACTTTAAATATTCTTGGTAGTCGGTGTTGTCTGGTGCAAATGGGATGCTCATATACATTCCTGACTCTGTAGTTGTGCTTACAGAATCAACAACACCGTCTGAATTTTTATGTAATTTATATTGCATGATTAAAGTTCCGCAGTTGCACCAAAATAGCCAGTAGTGCTATCTCGGTTATTTACCCATCCACTTGCATTTGCTACCAGTGCTGAAAAGCCTGAATTAAAATTTAGCCTAAAACTTGTAGGCGTAGAACCTGAAATAACAGGGTTTACATCAGAGTTGTCGTTTACAGTACCCGCATTAACACGATACTTTGTAGTGCCTCCCGCAAGAGTGATTGACAATGCTGGTGCGGTTCTCATAGGCACAGGTAAAAAAGCAACACCAAAACCGGTACTTGCGCTATCTGCAACAAATCCTGATATGAATCCGGCAGTACCAGTTGACACTACCAAAGTTTGAAAGTACCGCTGACACAAGAAAAACTCAGTACCATAAGGGCGCACATCAAACGATGTTGCTGTTGAGCCTTTTTCAAGTTGAACGCCTGTGATGTACCAAGTTGCGCCGTTTGTGCCGACAACAGATGTTGCGCCTGTGGCTGACTGATAATTTGTATTAGCCCAAGCACCCGCTGTTCCACTATATGTTGAACCAGTACCTAAATTAAACTTAATAGATATGCCTACTCCATTAGTTGTAAGCCAAGTACCACCTGTATCGCCAACAACAGTAATTGAAATTGTTGTCCAAGTATTTGCAGTTGGAATTGAATAAGTAAAGGGGTAGGAACGATTGCTTGCACTATTTTGAAAAACTCCACCAAAAGTTCCAGTTAAAGATGAATAAACTTGAAATGACAATGTTACTGTTTTAGCGTTAGCCGTACCCCATGCTAAGTCGGCAACATTCAATCCTTCTATTTGATAGTACATACTAAAAAAATCACCAGCAGTAATAGAATACGCTGATAAAGAAGTAACACCCAAATAATTAGTAAATCCTACTGGTGGCGTTACAGAACCAGCGTTTTGTTGAACGCTAAATTTAGATGCTTGTGATGCATTTGCAACCCATCTATCAAGAGTATATTGTTGCGTTGCAGGCGTAACACTAGCACCCGCATTGCGTTGGTCAATACGCATATCGCCATTGATGATGCGGTTTTTAAAGCCAAATGTGTTGGGCAAATTTGCTGAGTTAACAAACGATACATTCTGAGAAGCATCAACAGTTAAAGCAGTAGTGTTAGCAGTTTGCAGTTGCAAAACCCCGCTAGTGTCAGCGGAGTTGACCAAGCCAAGGGTCGTTGAGGCATTGATTGTCGAGGCCAATTTAAACTCCTTCTAACGCTGTAATGCGTTCTGTCAATGTTGTTATTAGGGCTTGTTGTTCTTGGATTGCTGCCGTTAATGTTGCTACTAAGAATGAAACATCAATGCCTTGATATTGGGGGTTGCCTTCTTCATCCACAGCATCTTTCTGTCCAGAAACTGCATCAGGGCAAACTTCAGCCAACTCATGTGCAATAAAGCCTTCACCCTCAGACCCATTAGCATTCCACTTGTAGGTGCAAGGCTTAAGAAGTGCAACCTTTGCTAACGCACCTGTTATTGGAACAATTGTATTTTTAAGGCGGTAGTCTGAAGAAGTCAGATAACTTGTGCTTGATTCGTTTGCAACAACACCACCAACACCAGAGCCAGCCGCATTTGCAACTCTAAGAGCATAACTGCCGTTTGTTTCTGTTTGGGCATTGATAACAGTTGCGCTACCCTTTATAGTCATCCTAGCACTATCAATAACAGTTGTAGTCGCCACTAGCAAGCGACCGCTAGAGTCTATTCTGGCTCGTTCTGTGGCATTGGTGTAAAACACCATTGGTACTGCGCCATCGGAATAAACAATTGCGCCAGTTGCATCTTGTCCAAGATACATATTGCGGCTTTGGCCTACAATCCTAATTTGACAAGTAGAAGCACCATTACTGATATGTAATTTTTCAGCAGGCGAACTTGTACCAATACCTACATTACCTGTGTTGTAGTAAATGTCTGAGCCTGTCGTTGTCCATTGGCTTGAAACAAGCGTTGTGCTTGTAGATGGCAATGTAATAACAGTAGAACCCGCAACCGCAGGGGCTTGTAGTGTGACTGAACCGCTGGTATCGCCAGCAATTACGATACTTGACATGATGTGACTCCTAATTCTTTGTAAGCCAAAATTCTTGCTTTGTTGGCTTCGTATCTGGTTGTATATCTGCCAATATGGATTCGTTTTCCATTCACTGTAATTCTTGCTCTAAATTGATGTGTGCCAGAACATTTTTCAAAGTGCCAACGCTTCATAGAAGTTTCACCGCCAGTTTTTCCGCAAGTTGGGCAAGTTACTTTTTTATGCACAAACCCTTTGCATTTTTCTGATCTGCTTTTATTTGATTCAGCAGAATGAACTATTTGATAAGGGCCTTTACCACCACCGGTAAGATTTACTAAACTGTGGCCCATATCTTTAAAACATTGAATTAAAAATTTTTCATGTTCGTATGCTTCAGCTTCTGTTTCCCAATTTGCCAAAATGTCAATTTTTAAGCCACTGTGTTGTATAACGGCAATTTTCCAATTTTGGCTTCTATCGCTAAAAGCATAGGCGCGTTTATCAACGCCTTTGCCAATGTAAAAAACTTTACCTTCTGGGGAAGAATGCGAGTATGTGTAAAAACTCATACGACCACCCATCTGCTTCCAGAGCTTATAGTTACGGCCTGACCACTTGCAATAGTGACAGGGCCTGCCGACATTCCCGAGCTTCCAGCCGCTATGGTGTAGCTCACCGCAACAGTCTGACTGTTGACAAAAATACCGTTTGACGCATTGACCACAGATGAGGCCAATTCACCCGTGCTGGGCTTGTAAAGCAGCTTGGCGTTGCCCGTGTAAATCGTGCTTGCCGTACCGCTTGTTGCGTTAGCAAACAAGGGATACAGATTAGTCGCAGTAGACGTGTCGTTGGCCAACGTGACAGATGTGCCTGACGAAACAGTAGCCCAAGATGTATTAGTTCCATCTGTTGTCAAATACTTGCCTGAGTTACTTGTCTGGCTAGGGGCTAATGCGTTAAATGCAGTGTTAGCCGTAGTCTGTCCTGTACCACCAGAGGCAATACCGATTGCCGTAGATGCTGTAACAGTTGTAAATGCGCCAGCAGCTGGTGTTGTGCCGCCAATGGCCATGTTGTTGATCGTGCCCGCAGTTGCAGGGTTGATCGTCAAAGTTCCAGTGCCTGTGGGAGCAATAGAAATACTTGCATTGGCAGGGTTCATGTTAAATGCGCCATCAAGCGTCAAGTTAACACCACCACCACCTCCCCATTGCAAGCAATTTGCACCACTTGAAGTTCTTAAACCACCACCGCCAGAACCTGCTGCATCAAAATTAGTACCAACAAACTTTGTGCTTGCTGTAATTGTTGTGCCTGTAATCGCTGCTGCAACCGTTCCACCAATGGCAGGAGGGCTAGACAGATCAAGTGTGCCACCCAATGTCAGACTGCC